TAATTATATTGATTAAATATAGATAGATTAAAGTTATTCTTATTTTTATAATTTAATTCTGTAATCTTAAAATCAACATCTTTAATATTTTTTTCAAAATTATTTTCTAAATAAAAAAAATTATATAAATCTAAATTTTCTAAAATTGTGTTGACAGATGAAGCATATCCAGTAATTTCTCTTTTATATTGATCATTTATTCTTAATAAATCATTTTTATCACTAAAATGTGTTTTTTCATTAAAAATTTCAATTTCAAGTATATATGTTTCTTCTGAAAAAGTTGATAATCCATGAAAATTATAATGTGGTAAAAAAATAGAATCCATCGAGTTTAAATTAATAATATTATCATTTATTAAGTTAATTATGGCCGACCCTTTAATTACAATAATAAATGTATCTTTATTAAAATGAGTATGTAATGATGTAGAATGGCCTTTAACAATTTTTAAAAACCAAATTCCAATTTTATTACTTTGATAAACTAAAAATTCATAACCCCATGGTTTAATACAAACCATATTTTTATAAGAAATTTCTTCATGAATCTCATTTTTAATATATATATTATTTTCTATAATTTTTAATTCTTCTTCAGTAATTTTTAATTCTCTATTTAACATTTTATTATATTTATAATAAATATATTTATTAATTATAAAATAATTCATACTGTTATACGTAAGTTTTTTTTAAATAATTTTATTTTTCATTTTATTAAAAATTGAAAATAATTTTAATACTTGTTGTGAATACTAACGATCTCGTAATAAAAAATATTATTAAGAATTTTTAAAAAAATGATCCACGAAATAATAAATTTAGATAATGTATCTGAAGTGCGAAAAAATCTGAATAAAACTAATTTAGAATTGCATTTTAATCATCAAAATAATAAATGTAATATATGTAATCGGTCACTAGATATAACTATATCAACAACATATAAGAAGGATCATATTATTCCATATGCACATCTAAAATCAAATGCTGTAAATATTTTTCAAATAATTTGTTCTGAATGCCATGATTGGAAAACGCAGCATTTTGATAAAATAGTTATAGAATTATGTAATAGAAAGCAAGATGCTGCTATTAAAGTTATTATGCGAACTGAGATTTTAACTTATCAATTAATAAATTATATAAATTTTTTAATTGATGATAAATTTTCTTTTGATAAAGATAAGAATTGGTTAAAAGAGGGATTGCAAGGATTAGTTTTATTTTTGGAATTTCTTTATATAAAATATTCAACAATTAGCGAACATTTTATACATGATTTATTAATTTCTGTCTTTGCAAAATTTGAAATTCATTTACGAAATTTGGATGATTTTTTAAATAGAGGCGAACCAATGGAAGTAGATTAATATGAAAAAATAAATTCATTCATACTCTTTTATTAAATTAATATTTACTATCCTCTCTTTTCTCCAAATGACACCTGTACTTGTTTCCCAATGGCGATACCATTCCAAATAAATTTCGGGATATTTCATAATATCTTTACCTAATGCATCTTTTATGTAAGTATATTCATTTTTATAAATATAAAAGGAATCTACATTTTGTCCTCTAATTTTTTTCCAAATTTTTGTTCCTAAATAGGGACAAATAATTAAACCATCATAGTCTTTTTTTACATTTGGCCAAACTATATTGTAACTACCATTATTTGACGAATATTTTGCATATTTTTTATGAAATTTTATTAATTCTTTAACATTATGAATTTGTAATATATTATTTTTATTTATTTCAATTTCATAAATATATTTTGCTGTGAGCCATTGAGAAGAATAACGACTATTCCACTTTTTTACCCATTTTATCCAATCTGCTCCACAACTGAACCATAGTCCTCTTGGATTATAATAAATATCATCTACAGTTCCACCGAACCATGATAAATTATTTTTATTACTATTATAAATTGAATTAATATTTAGTGGAACTAGTGAAACATGAATAAATTTATTCTTATACTCCTTGTCTTTTAATTTTATCAATTTTTGAATTCTTGAACGCTTGGCTTTTAATTCTTCTTTTGAATTAATAGAGGACTGGAATGCACCCATAATATAATATTACTACTATATTATATTAATATTATTAATTAAAAATTTAAAAAAAAATTGAAAAATATTTTTAATGGAAATAATTTATTTGTTGGAAAGTGCAAGGTTTCCCGAGTGGTCAAAGGGGCTGGACTTAAGACCCAGTGCGTTAGCTTCGTGGGTTCGAACCCCACACCTTGCAAAAAATTATAATTATCTCAAATAACATGAGACTTAAGTTCAGATTATATAGAAAAGATGTTTCGTAAAATTAACTGTAGAAAGCTAATGTTCATTACTTCTCCTATGGTCAAATGGTGGATATAACTAATATTTTAGATATTAGGATAAAAAGATGAAAAATCTTATATTTTTATAATTAATTTTACAAAAATATACATTTTATAAATTATATTTAGGAATAAAATATACGTACTACTCTAAATCGATTTTATAAAATCCCAACCCAATTTTTCACATATTTTTTTCCAAATCATATCTGTTTGATGCAACTTTTCACGGTCTTTTAATAATGGAAAAAAGACTTTATATTCATCAAGTCCAAGTAATTCCACGAATTTGTGTAGAACATATGAATAATTAAGGAAATTCTTTCGCGATTTTGGACAAACTTCCATGAATGGAGCTTGAATCTCTTTAAACATTAGACGTAATTTCTCCTCCAACTCTTTGCTCATAGATGGTGGTTGAACCCCATTTATTTGATATAAAATATGAGCAGCGTGATCGTAATATTTATTTAATTTAATTTTTTTTAGGTAATGTCGGATTTTTTTGGTATCCAACTTTTCTAAATTAGTGATTCGTTCTTTCTTTATTTCGGCTAATATCTTTTCATATACCTCATCAGGTATTTCAGTAGATTCTTTTGCTTGAAATTGTGCCAACCCATTGGCTCTTTAGATTTCTCTAAAGTTTGGACTATACCTTAAGCCATCATTGAGTGTGATTAATACTCTCAGACCCACAACCATCTAGTCTCTGAACCTTTTCCTTGCACTAATCACTGCGTGTTTAGGAACTTGGCTGCGGATTATCCAATCCTTTTCGTTTTTACTATGCCCTAGGTCATTACCCCGGGTATTTAAATGGTTTTTGCCAAATAAAGTAGTAGAAAAGGCTCTCAGGAGATTCCCGCAATTTGGATGTGTTGCCTCTATTTTTATTTATAAAAATAATTAATTTAATAAAATTTAAAAATTTTAAATAATAAAATAATTTTTTTTAAGAAAAATAGAGACTAGTAGGACTGTTTATCTATACTAATTTTTTTTAGGAAAATTAATATAGCAACCTACTTTTACGAGCAGTTAAATTTTTAATTTTTGAATTGTTTTTATTTTTTCGTAATGGATTTATTAATAAATAAATAATTTAAATAATAATTGACTTTTGGATTGGTTTGGTTATTTTAAGTTCTTCTAAAAATTTTATACAATTTTGATAATTCTCCTCTTTTGAAAGTTTTCTATCAGCAAATTCCTTTTTTAATTTACCACATTGATAACTACTATCTGGATAACCATTTATTACAAAACCAACTTCTATACCTTTTTTCCTATAAATATTGACATATTTTGGTAAATAAAACTTATCATCTAAAATTTTATTATTTTTACCACTTACATCAATTTCACCAAAATTGGTAATATCAATATTATTAGATTTGTAATATAAAAGTTGCTCTTTATATTTTTTGGCATCATTTAAATTCCATCGGTTAGTTTTACCAATAAAATCTTTTTCAGGATAAAAATAATCATTATTGTTTTTAATATCTTTTACTGTATAACCTTTAATTTTGAAATCTTCCAAAATTGGAAATATATTTTCAGGTAATTTATCAATTAAGTTATTTTCTTTCTTTTCAATAAATGTTAAAATAGGCTTTATTTCTGATTTTTCAGGAAAAACTTCTTCATTAATATAATTATATTTTAATTTTAATTGGTCTAGGTATTCTATAGCTTCTTTAAGAGACTCTTCTCCATTTCTAGATTTATTAATATAAAAGTATTTATCTTTAACATACTCTTTTTTATCAACGCCAATAGGAAATTTATTAACAACATAACCATCTAAAATAGTTGTATTATCATTTGATTTTATACGCATTGAACGAATATATTTAGGCAAATCTTTATCTTCTTCATATTTACGAGAATATTTATCACGTCTAGTTCCTAATCTTGCTAAACTTTTTTTAATTTTTGTTTCATCGCTATCTTTTCCAGAATCACCACCAGTTTTAACATTATATCCATTTGGAACTAATGAATTATATAGGTTTATGAAATAAACTTCTTTTTCATTTAATTCTTCAATAGGACATTTTATTAAAACTAAAACTTCAAAATTATCAACACCATATTTTCTGATTGAACCATTTAATATACAACAATTATCTTTTTCTCCAAGAGTTTCTCTAATATGAGATTTCCATCTTCCTAAAGCTCCCCATTTATTATTATTTTTACCTGTAAAACATAAAGCTTGTCCAATATAACATTTATTATTAATTTTATTTTTTATTAGATAAATTTGTCCATTATGTAAATCTTCATTAATATTAAAATTATCATCTATAAAATTTTCTTTTTCATAATTTTTACTTTCTTCTTGCATGTTAATGAAAATTAAGTAAAAATTATTTTATTAATTTTATAAAATCAATTTTTTTATTTTAATAATAAATTTATTAAAAGTTAAAAACAATTCATTCAAAAAACTATTTTGTCGCTTATACTCGTTGTAGTGGTTTATGCGCTTATAAGAGAAGTAACAGACTTCCATTGGGGGATCTTTAAAAGACGGTTTATCAGATTCGATTAAAACATTTTGTTGCAAACCACATTTTTCGCAAATCTGAATTCCATCCGATGGAAATACAGTCATTTCTGTTGAACAATTGGGGCATTTGAAAATATTGATATCAACCTTAATTTTAGAAACATAGGAATTATCAATTTTCTGCAAATATTCTTCTAAAATATTCTTTTTTTTAAATGTTGATTCCTCTTTTACAAAATCACTGATTTTCAAACTAGTATAAACATTTTCCTCACTAGGAGTTTCACTAGTTTTATTATCCCGCTCATTAAAGAAATTAATTACGCTTTTATAATTATTTTGAGAATCTTGAGCATCGGGCTCTTGATTATCAACACTTTCATCTATTAATAATGTTGGTAAATCATTGTTTTCTTCAATTTCATCTTCTTCATAATCAAGTAAATTTCTTTCGAATTTTTCATAATCATGCTCATTATTTTTAGAATTTTCAATATTTTCATAGTAACTATGTAAAAGAGTCCCGACATCTAAATAATATTTATTTAAATCATCATTATTCATAATGACATTTATCTTATTTTTCAATTCATTTATTTTATCTTTAAGATTATCTTTATAAATAATATAATCTAGATCAGTTTTTTTATCTGGATCTTTATGATTATATTCAGCAATGATTTTTTTTAATTCATTTTTCATTTTTGGAAGAGAGTCTGTCTGTTCTTTAAAATGATTAATCATTTCTGAATGCTTTGCATCTATTGTCATGTTATCATTATTATTTAATGATAACGATTTGTTGTTGGTAGATTTTGAAATAGATTTTAATCTACTTACCATTTATTATGATTTAATAAAATCATAATATCTTTAAGCATATATTTTCGATTTACGGATATATTTTTTTTTATTTTTATAATTATTTTTTATAAAATAATGGATAATAAAAAATCTGATAAATCTAATTTATTTAATAATATAAATAATATAGATATTAAAAATATAGACCATAATCAAATTCAAAAAATGATATTTATTTATAATGCCATTAATGACGGATGGTCTATAAGAAAAATAGATAATGAAAAATTTGAATTTTTAAAAGATAGTGAAATGATTAAAAAAGAGATCATTTTAGAAGAATATATAAAAAAATATATGAAACATAATATCTTAGAAAATAATTGATTTTCTAATTTTTATTTTTTATTTTTTAAAAATATTTTAAAGAATTTTAAAAATTGATAAAAAATTATTCTCAAATTTAAATTTAAGAATAAAAAATTAATAGGAAAATAAAATAGTAAAATAATAATTTATAAAAAAATTACAAAGTGCCAAAAATGTTCAAGAGGTGCTGGATATAATTTTAAGGGATTATATGCTGCTTATTGTAGCGATCATAAATTAGAGGGAATGATAAATACTAAACATGCAATTTGTATTAAAGAAACTTGCACTGCTTTAGCAAATTTTAATTATGAAGGAATTAAGAAAGGATTATATTGTGCAAAACATAAATTAGAGGACATGATAAACAGTGTTTCGAAATTATGTATTGAAAATGGTTGTAAAACTCAAGCTTCATATAATTTTGAAGGAGCAAAAACGAAAATTTATTGTTTAATTCATAAAAAAGAGGGAATGATTAATACAGGGAATAAAATTAAATGTTTAGAAGATGGATGTTTATTAACACCATTATTTAATTATGAAACTGAAGAGAAAGGTTTATATTGCTCTAACCATAAATTAGAAGGTATGATTGATATTAAACATAAAAAATGTGAATTTGAAAATGAAGGGAAAAAATGTTTGAAAGCTGCATTATTTAATTTTGAAGATGAAAATGTAGGAAAATATTGTGGCACTCATAAAATGGAAGGGATGATAGATAACAGTAATGCTAAAAAATGTGAATATGAAGGTTGTAAAACTAGACCAACTTATAATTATGCTGGAGAAACTAGTAAGAGATTTTGTAATTTACATAAATTGGAAGCAATGGTAAATGTTAAAGATAAATTATGTATTGGTGATGATAATAAATGTAAAAATAGACCCAGTTTTAATTATAAAGGTGAAAAGATTGGCTTATATTGTTTAAATCATAAATTGGATGCTATGGTCAATATTAATTATGATATTTGCTTAGAGTGTAATGATAATGCTATTTTTAATTTTATAGGTGAAAAAAAAGGACTTTATTGCACTAAACATAAAAAAGAAGGTATGGAAAATATTGTGGGTATAAAATGTATTATGGATGGATGTTTTCTTTATCCATCATTTAATTACATCGGAAAGTCTTCAGGAAAATATTGTTTAAATCATAAATTAGATAATATGATTGACGTAAAGCATTATAAATGTATTGAAGAAAATTGTAAAAATAGAGCAAGTTTCAATTATGAAGGTATTAAAAAGCCAATTTATTGTTCAAATCATAAAAAAGAGTGTATGATAAATGTAGTTCATACATTATGCAAGACTCATTTGTGTAGTCTAAGAGTTTCGGAAAAATATGAAGGCTATTGTTTAAACTGTTTTATCAATATTTTTCCAGATAAACCTGTTACTAAAAATTATAAGACTAAAGAAAAATCGGTAATCGATTTTATTTTAGAAAAATTTCCGTTTATGACTTGGAGATTAGATAAGAAAATTGAAGATGGTTGTAATAAGAAGAGACCAGATATGTTATTAGATTTAGGTCATAAAGTTATTATTGTAGAAGTTGATGAAAATCAACATATTACTTATGATTGTAGTTGTGAAGAAAAAAGAGCATTAGAAATTTCTGAAGATTTAGGTTTTAGACAAATCATATTTTTACGATTTAATCCTGATGATTATATTAATAAGGATAAAAGAAAGATTACTTCTTGTTGGGATATAAATACAAAAGGAATTTGTGCTGTTAAGAAATCTAAGAAAAAAGAGTGGATTGAACGATTAGAAACTTTGAAAAATCAAATTAATTATTGGATTAATGAGGAAAATAAGACAGATAAATTGTTTGACACAATACATTTGTTTTATGACGAAATTTAAAAAATGAGATTTATTACAAAACCTAAGGAAATTTTGATATTTAAATAATTAAAAATTAATTTAATTTTAATTAAAATTTAATTTTAATTAAAAACTATTTTTTCAAAAAAAAAATATATTTATACTAAGGAATTTTTAAATTATGATTTTTCATATTTAGTTCTCATAATTTTTTTAAAAATCAGTACTAAAACTATTACCTAAAATAGTTTTAGTACTGATTTTTAAAAATTTACCCAAACAATTTAAATTTAATTAAATTCGAATTTCATCGCGGATTTCCAAAATAAAAATCTAACTATATAGTATAAAAAAGAATGACCGGCGGATTGATGCAATTAGTCGCATATGGAGCACAAGATGTTTATCTAACAGGAAATCCTCAAATCACTTTCTTCAAAGTCGTATACCGAAGACACACTAACTTCTCAATTGAAGCCATCGAGCAGACCTTCAACGGCACTGCCGATTTCGGAAAGAAAGTCACATGCACTGTCAGCAGAAACGGTGATTTAATCAACAGAATCTACTTACAGGTCACTCTTCCCCGTGTTGAGGCTACCGTCTCTTCCGCCTTCTTCAGATGGGTCAATTTCATTGGCCACTTCCTCATCAAGTCTGTTGAAGTCCAAATTGGAGGTCAAAGAATTGACAAACAATATGGTGATTGGCTTACCATTTGGAACGAGCTCACCATCCCCCCTGGTCTTAAAGCCGGTTATGATAACATGGTTGGAAACACCGTCGCCCTTACTGGAACTGGTCTCCAACGTACTGAGGCCACCACCTTGTACGTCCCATTCCAATTCTGGTTTTGCAGAAACCCTGGTTTGTCTCTTCCCCTTATTGCCCTCCAATATCACGAGGTCAAGATCGAGCTTGAGTTCAGACCCAAGGCTGAGTGCTACGTCTCCACCGCCGGCTCTCTTAACAGCTGCGGTGTTAGCGTCAATGGAACTCTTGATGCTTTCTGCGTCCCTTCTATTGAGTATGCTACTCTTTTCATTGACTACATTTACTTGGATACCGATGAGAGACGAAGATTCGCACAAACTTCTCACGAGTATTTGATTGAGCAGCTCCAATTTACCGGCGACGAATCTACCGTCAATACCAACGTCAAGGTGAAGTTGAACTTGAATCACCCCGTCAAGGAGCTTATCTGGGTCGTCCAGAGAGACGATGTTGTCAAGTTGGGCTACAACCAGTGGAACAACTACACTGATGACTTTGATGCCGATTCTGGTTATTACAGCATCAACAGTGCTGGTCTTCCTGACCCAGCCCAATTGGTCTTCACCAACGTCGAGGACAGCACCAACGTTTTCCCCTTCGTCGGCGCTGCTCACCTTGACCAGGAGTACCTCAACTACCTCAGCCAAGCCGGTCTCCAAGTTGCCCCCAACAGCGCTGTTGGCCCTGGTATTACACAATACGGAACCAACTCCCAAATCCGCCAAGTCAATTTACCCGCTGGTCCTGGTCCCAACGCCAATAACTTGGCCCCCACTGATTTCGGTGCCATCACCACCGCCGGTGATTACTCCGATCACGCCGGTTTCGGACCCATCAATGCCGGAAGAAACCCCGTCGTTCGCGCCAAGCTCCAACTCAATGGACACGATAGATTTCAAGAGCGCCTTGGATCTTACTTCAACTTGGTTCAACCCTACCAGTGCCATACTAATATCCCAGTCACTGGTATTAACGTCTATTCTTTCGCATTGAAGCCCGAAGAGCATCAACCAAGCGGCACGTGCAATATGTCCCGTATTGACAATGCCACTCTTCAATTACAGCTTACTCCCAAAGCGGCCCTTGGATCTAAGATCAGGGTTTATGCAACAAATTATAATGTATTAAGAATTATGTCGGGCATTAACTTAGCGTACAATTTATTGTACATGTTAAACTCCTGTGCCCAACAGTTGGCTGCCATGTTAGTTATTTGCAATCTAACATGGATAAACAGTGTAATGCAAATATACTCGTCAAGAGTATCATATAACCAGCTAGTCTCTTTATGACTATATAGTCATATTGAGGCAACATTTCTAAATTGCGGGGACTTCCTGAGAGCCTTTTCTACTACTTTATATAATGAAAGTTATATAAATACACGGGGTAATGACCTAGGGCATAGTAATAACGAAAAGGATTGGATAATCCGCAGCCAAGCTCCTAAGTGCGCTATTGCAAGCATATGGAGAAGGTCCAGAGACTACAATGGAATGGGCTTGAGAAAGTTAGCGACTTTCTGTGATAGCTTAAGGTATAGTCCAGTTTCTATATGAAAATATAGGAAAAGCTAGAACCTGGGGAGGTTTGGCATACAGCAATTAAATTTATACAATATTTTTATTGTATTTTAAAATAAAATTGATTTAAATATACTTAAAGATATATTATTCTATAAATATTATAAAATAATAAATGTCAATTCTTAATGAAATCTTTAAAGAACACGAAATTTTGGAAAGTTTAAATGGTAAAAGTACTAAAAGAGGTAAATTTGCAAATCATGAAAAAAATGAATATTGGTTAGTTCGTAATAAAAAAACTGGAGAAGAATATTATATGATGGATGTGTCCAATAATAGATTAACAAAATTTGATAAAGATAAATTAGAAAAAATTTTATCAATAGATAAAATTTGGACGGTTTGTAATAATTATGTAGTTGTAGAATATGAAAGAAATAAAAAGATTGCAATGCACGCATTTTTAATGGATCATTCTGGAAACGGAAAAGAACAAGGTGCTTTATCAGTAGATCATATTAATCAAGATAAAATGGATAATAGAATAATTAATTTAAGAATTACGACACAATCAGTGCAAAATAGTAATAGACCCTATAAAAAAAATGAAGACTCAAAATATTATACAAATAGACCTCCTGAAATGGAAGAGATTCAATTACCTAGATATGTGGAGTATTATACTGAATATAGAGACTCAAAAAATATGACTGGATTTAGAGAGTTTTTTACATTAACACATCCAAAATGTCCTGCTTATGGAAAGAAGAATAAAATAGTCTCTTCTAAATCAACATCTATGAGTGCTTTAGAAAAATATAATTTTATTATGGATAAAATGAAAGAATATGAAATTGAAATTATGTATTGCTAATTTATGTTTTTATAAATTTATAATTAATAATTTTTATTTAAATCAATTTTTTATTGATTTAAATATATTTTTGTAAAATAATATGATTAAATATACTTTAATTAAACAACTAGTTTAGAGCCAATTTTTTTATAATAATAATTATTATATGAAATACCTTTATCTAATGCTTTTGCCAAAGTTTTATCACTCATCTTTAATTGTTTAATGCATTCATATTTACATATAAATTCTTTTACTAATTTATTTTCTAAATCAAATTGTCCAATACCATCTTTATATAATATTGGTTCCCCATATCTTTCTTCAAATACTTGTTTAATTGAATCATCGCAAATGTCATAAAGTTGATAAAAATTTCCTTTTGTAAGTGTAAAATTTTTAACCGGTAAATCTAAAGCTGAATTAGATTGATATCCATTCATTGTAGCAGCAGTTTTTCTGTCAATATAAACATTAAGAATTTCTGTTTTATCTAAGTTTAGTTTTGCAATATAACCAAGATTTTGTAATTTAATAGGTTTTGTTGGAGAAATATTATGAAGAATATTAGGATCTTCGTCTCGTTCCACATAGGCCCATCTAAATCCATGATATACGGTATTATCCATAATTGCTTTGTCGATACTAGGTCTTTTAACTTTAAAATTATATTCTTTCAGACATTCAGCAACAGTTTCATATACTTTGTTAATAGTCATATTTTCAGGATTAATCTTTTGCAATCTTGGTCCTAATGTCACCAATGGCTGGTTAAAATTTGTTGTTGTTTTTGTTAGCATGGAATTAAATTTATTAAGAATTTCTTTATTTGAATTTTCAATTTTATCTAACTTAGAAGACAGTTGTTTGACTGTGTTATTTAATTCCTGAATCATAGAACTTTCATTCCCACTTTGTTTCATTTCAAGCATCATTTTTAATTGTTCAATTTCAAGTTCTAATTTGTAGGTATCATTTTCATTAAAATATTTCAAATTATTATTTATAATACTTACAATAGTCTGATACGATAAATTTTTACCAATTAAAAATAATTCTAATTCAGTTTCATGACCTTTTAAATCATTTACCTTATTACATCTAATTAAGTCGTGCTCTTTAATAAATGATTCAAATTCTTTACTTTTTTTAACTGGCCAACAATCTAATAATAAACATTCTTCATAATTACTTTTATGTTCTTTATACCTTGCTAAAACACCTACGCGACTTTCACCAATTTTAATAATGTATTGGCCATATTCTAATGTTTTTATCTTCATAATATAAAAAATAGCTCCACTTTTTTCATATTGCTTCAATAATATTTGTTCTCTTTCTGCAACTTTTTGTTGTTTTAATTTTTCTTCCATTTCTATATTTTTATCATTTTCTAAAGATTGAAATTCATTTTTTTGTTGTTCTAACTGTAATTTTAATTCTTCACTTTCTTCTAAAATAATTTCTTGAAAAATTTGTTCTAATTTAATAAAATAATCATGAATTTCATCTGCTTTTTTAGTACTAGCTTTTAAACAAAACTTTTTAAATGTCTCAATATTTAACATAAATATTTCTTTATTATGACCGCCTTTTGTACCGGATGATAGCTTTCCCAGCTGGGAAGGCAATAATTTATAATCTTTATTAATAATAAAATTTTTTTCTAGTAAAGCTTTAGCTTTAACTTTTTGTAAGAAACCAAGCCATTGCCATACATTATCTAAATCAATAACGAAATCATTCTTATAATCATATTTTAAATAACAGAAAAAACTTGTCAAAAATATTTGTTGTTCATAATTATTGAAGTTATTTTTTACTTTTTCAATCAATTTTGATTGATAATTACCTGTTAGCTTGGTAATTGGATTGTTTTCAATTAAATTAACTATATCTACTCTCATTTATATTTTGTATTATTACTATCTCTTTAAGTATATTTATTGTTTTTAAAAACAATTTGCAATTATTTATTAAAAATACATATTTGTAAAATAAGAATAATTAAAATTATCATTAATGCGCTTTTAATTTTAAAAATCAATAAATATAAAAATAATTTTTATATTAATTTATGTGTTTATTTATGAAAAATATTTAAAAATCATAAATACTAAATTATTTTTAATATTCTTAAT